GCCGACGTGGAAAAACGCGAGATGACCGCCGAGGAAAGGACCCAGGCCAATACTATCCTCGACGCCGTCGGCAAGATCGAGGAGGACATCCGCCTGGAAGAGCGCCTGCAGAAGCACGCAATGGCCGAGGCGCCCCAAGCCCAAGCGACCGAAGAGAGGAAGGTCGACAAGAGGACATCCTTCCTGAAATATGTCCGGGAGGGTCGCGGGAACATGACCAGGGAAGAGAGGGCCCTGGTGGAAGACACCACCGGCCAGATACTGGTACCGGAAGACCTGGACGCAGAGATCACCCGCTCGCTGGCGAAGATCACTGTTATGCGGAACCTTGCCCAGATCAGGAACACCACGCGCGACCGTATCCGCAAGCGCAGCCTGACTGAGGTCGCTATGGGTTGGGGCAAACTGGAAACCGGCACGGATATTACCGAGACCACCCCTGTGCCCAGCGAGGAATACCTGTACGTCGAGGACCTGTCCGGCCTGGTAAAGATCGGCAGAGACGAACTGCAGGACACCGACGTCAATCTGGAAGCCCTCATAGCTGATTCCTTCAGCCGCGCAAGGGCGGAGACCGAAGACACTGGGTTTACCATCGGCACGGGCCACAGCAACCAGCAGCCTGAGGGCGTGGCCGTTGACACCGGCATCACCACCGTGGACCTGATCACAGATGATGTGATCGAGACCAACGACATGCTCAAGCTTAAATATGCACTGCCGGCGCAGTACCGCAAGAACGGCACGTTCCTGATGAACAGCCAGACCGAACTGGCCATCAGGCTGCTGAAATCCACCGTCGACGGTCAGTATCTCTGGCAGCCTTCCTTGCAGGTGGGTACGCCGAACAACTTCGACGGCCATCCTATCGCCAACCAGGACGACATGAACTACCCGGCTGATACCCTCCTCAAGAACGTCATAGTATTCGGTGATTTCAAAGCCGGATACCGCGTGCTGGACCGCGGCGGCATGTCTATCCTTCGACTCGACGAACTCTATGCTGAAGCGGGTCTGGTGGGCTTCATAGCCTACTTCAGGGTCGGCGGCGGAGTCGTGGTCACCGATGCCTTCAGGGCACTGAAGAACAATACCTAAACTCGAGGGAGGGGGATTTCTCCCCCTCCCTGAAATAAATTAAGCGAGGTAAAAATAATGACTGTAAAAGTACACAGACGCTATGACCCCGACATAGGGGATTTCTTCAGCCAGAGCGGTGGAGGCTTTAAAACCGCAGGAATAGGCGGACAGTACGCCACCATCCAGGAGGCCATGAACGCTGCCGTTGCCGGTGACCTCATCATCGTTGAGCCCGGCGTGTATTCCGAAGATGTGACCTGGTCGAATTATAACGGGGTCGCATTGCTCCCGCGCATCCCTGACACTGTGGTAATTGAAGCGGTGACGGCTTTTGCCATCAGTATCAATCCCGCTGCCGCTGCCGGCACGTGGTCGGCAACAATCGGCGTTAACCTGTCGCATGGCGACGGGCTGGTAGGTCTACAGATAGACAATGCCAGCGTTGGCAAGAGAATGAATATCTACCTCAGAGACGTTGACATTGAGTCCGAAACTTCAACCGACCACGCGATCGATGTCAACCGCTCAGGCACCTCGGCACATGCCATCCGCATTTATGCAACCTCGGGGAACATGAGCACAATCGAGGGCCTGGTCGACTTCATTACCGAGTCCACAGATGACCGCGTGCGCTTCGACAACTACCGGCTCATAGGCGGGTTTACCTGCACGGGCGCGATAGTGAACGAGCTCACGTTTACCAAATGTGGCATCAAGACCGGAGGCCTTTCAGTAGACGGCGCGAACGTCTACAACCTCATAGCCTGCTGGTATGAGACGGATGCCAACCCGAACGTTCACACTGCCTGCGTTGATGTCGTAGAGCAGTAAACAGAGTAAGTTTAAGGGGCCGGGGGTAACCTCGGCCCCTTATGATGAGGGTATATGCTAATCAAAATCTTACGACAATGCGCGACTCCCCTTGGTCCATTTGAAGAAGGACAAGTTGCGGAGATCCCGGACGAGACAGCCCAAAAATGGATTAAGTCAGGGCTGGCAAGCGTTACAGATGTAACGCGCGAAGATGCAAAACCAACGGGTGTAACGCTCGTTACAAATACGGGAAACAAAGACACCGTTACAGAAAATCAAGGTGTAACGCCTGTAACGGATAAGAAAGAGAAGGAGCGAAAACAGATACGCGACCGCGTCGCGCGCTGCCGTGAGAAAAAGAAAAAAGGAGCAAACGGTGAAATTTAAAGTCTTGCAGGATTTCATTTATCAGGACGGGCGGATCCACGCCGGGCAAATCGTGGAACTGCCAGCGGAAAAGGTACAGCACCTGATCGGGTCAGGGAAGATTGAACCGGCCATACATGAAGGCCGAGAAGGCCCGATTGAGATCGCCACCATCGAGCCGCCCGAGAATACGCTGTTAAGGAAAAGGCATGCCGGTAAGTAAAACCAACTCAGGCACCTGTGTAAGCGCGTCCTCCCGGGTGGAGGATAAAGACGGTAATTTGATTTGCGGTATGGGGAAACTGGGCCCCTGGGGGCTGTACTTTTTCGGCAACTGGGACGCCTGGCGGACGGCATATTGTTTTTCACATCGGCGGGACAAACTTTTGAAAAGCTTCCGCCAGGGCAAGATCAACCTCATAACATTAATCTATTCCATATTCCTTAAGGTGAAAGATGCAGCTCACAAAAGCTGAAGCGAGTTTATATGCTAAATACCGGGGAAGGGATTTTATCGAGGATGAGCAATACTGGCTGGATGTCTTCGAGGTCTACAAAGACAAGAACGTGCTTCTGCCGGTTGAGCATACTAATCTCAATGTTTTGAAACTTCTGAAACTCTTTGAGTGTGAGAAGTGCGGCGAGTGCTGCAAATATAAATTCGTACCAGTGAATGCTTACGATATCAAACGTCTGCTGGATAGCGGACTTGACCCTGAAAAACTCAGCGACAGAGATGGGCAGTCCTATTTAAGCTCAGAAAACGGGTGCCCTTTCCTTAAAGAGGGGTGCTCTATTTATTCACATAGGCCCGAGACGTGTTTTGTATATCCTCTGCAGGGCCCCGCCGACGCCGAGTCCGGGGGAAAGAAAATCAAACAGATAAGGATCCGGCTGAAATGCCGTGCGGCTTTGAAATTAGCACGGAAAATCATAGCGCAGACAATGTCTCAGGGAGATAAGTTACTGCTCCCTGATCTAACGATAATCCCTAAATAAACATTGGAGGTAATGATATGGCACAGACACAGAGCCCGACAAAAGAAGGATACGGCGAGCTGGGCAAGCTCCAGTCTGGTGAGGCCGCGACGGCGGTGAAAAGCATCGTATGTCTCAAGACATCTTGCACGGCCGATGAAGACCAGACCGCAAGCGGGATAACTAAAAGCACAGAATCCGGATTGACCCTGGCGGATGCTGATTCCGTGAAGAGCGTGAAAATCACTGTGGATAATGACACGGTCCAGGTTGACCATGTCTTCACAGCAGGTGAAGCCGCGGTGGTAAAAGGTTTCGCGATCCTCAATGACGACGACGACGTGGCTTACGGTATCTGCTGCTTCGCCGCCGACGTTCCGCTGGAATCAGGCGACAAAGTAACCGACCAGATGAAAATCCAACACAAGAAAGGGTCATAATGTGCCCCTGCCCTAAATGCGGGAGACCAAAGGATTGCCAGGATGAACTGTGCGCCCTCTGTGAAGTTGTCGAAGCTATTAAAGACAAACTCAGGGGGCGCGCAGATCCTAAAAAATAAGGAGGCTTACGATGGCAGTAGGCGATGTAGTATCCGAAATCACCTCAGTAGCAAAGGATGCTTATCTGGATATTCAACCAGGAGCTGGCGCTGAGTGGGTGATTCATAACATTTATTACCAGGATAAAGTCACTGTGGAATTCTACGACGGCAGCAATTCCATTGTGTTCTTTACCGACCTCAGCGCCGAAGCCGGTATGCTGGCCTTCCATGCTTTCCATTGCAACAATGGCCACCGCATCCGGATCTGCAATAAACATGCCGCGGATGCCAAACTCCTTGGATATGACGGGATTGTCACAAAATAGGAGATGAGAAATGATCAGATTCCCCTGGACAAAATACACACTCGAGAAACAGAACGGTCCCGTTGTTCCTGTGGCTGATAGCACCTTGAGCGGCACCCCGAAAATGATAGCCGTCAAGGATGCCACTACCGGCGCGCTTTACTACGTCAAAGCATACCCAACCAAGGCATAGGAGTGAAATATGAAAGGATACCCCAAGGTCATAGCTACCAAGCAAGACTACGAGAACCTTTTGAAGATGCCGGAATTCGCCAAGCGGGCCCTGGCTGATTTGGAGGCGCTGGCCAAAGACACCGCGAAGGTGACTGTGGCGGTTGAACCCATCGATGCTAAGGATATGAAAAGTGAATGGGTCACCAGGGAAATCGATAACCCCATGCCGACATGGAAGCTCAAGGGCTTTGTATCCCTGAAAGAACTCAATGATCTGATTGCGAAGGGGGTCTCGAATGGCTAACCGACAGGTCACGAAAGATGTCTCGGACAGTGTCATCGCCGGGGCCGCCCTGGCTGATTTTTATCTGAATAAACTGAACAGGCTCATCGAGGCGCATGTGGGTGATAATACCCGAGTGGTTGTGAATAGTGGGGGGTATCTCATCCCCTTGCAGATCGGAGACCACTGGTTTCTGATCGATACCGCAACAGACGTTGACGCCGTGGATGATCTCGACACTGGAACTCTCGCGGCCGGCACGAATTATTACGTCTATGCTTGCACGGATGGGTCAACTCTTTCGTTCAAGGTTAGCGCGGCTTCAACCTATCCGTCCGGCTTCGATGCGGCCCACTCCCGCAAGATCGGCGGCTTCCACACTCTTTGTGTTGCGGCCGGCACCATTTCGGGTCATACGCTCACTGACTTTGCTGTAAAAGACATTCTCCCTGCCTCTATATGGGACCTGAGACACCGGCCCAGGAGCAACCCCGAAGGCATGGTGTACGTTACGGCAATCCAGAAGTGGGTCGATATCTACCTGACCTCAGGGACCGGGGGATCGACCGCTTCGGCATACGGCGCCACGATTTCCGATACCCGCGACTGGAATGACTTCTGTGACGATTATGCGGCCGTGGGTAAACGATTGCTTTCCGACCATGAATTCCAGGCGGCGGCTGCGGGATCCAATGAAGAAACGAACATTACGGCATCTGCCGACCCCGTAACCACTGGCGGCCACGTAGACACCGGGTCCAGACGAATGATATCGAACTGGGGCCTGGAGGATTGCTGCGGTGCTTTGTGGCAATGGTTATTAGATCAATCGGCATACGTTGACGCTGCCATCGCGGTCGGGTGGTATGACCTTCCTGGCTCGAAAGGTCAACTATACAGACCAGAAGACACCGGAGATGTAAAGCTGCTCGCCGGCGGTAATTGGGCTGATGGCGCGGGTTGCGGCTCGCGGGCGCGGTATGCGGGTTACTATCGCTGGGCTACGAGTTCGTCTTTCGGCGGGCGGGCGCTTTCGGACCCGCTATAAAACGGAGCGCGGGAAATTTTGGCTACAAGGTGTAGCGGGTTGGTTGAGTTATATGAGGCACTGCTCGCCGGCGGTAATTGGAATAATGGCGCGAATTGCAGCTCGCAGGCACGGAATGCGAATAACTATCGCTGGAATACGAATTCGAATATCGGCAGGCAGGCACTTTCAGATTTAGGGCGCTAATCCTAACTGAACTCAACAACCTCGCGTAAGCGGAACACAAAAAAGGAGTTGCCGGGTAAATAGTAGAGCAATCGAACCTTACCTGGCACAATAATATGAAACGACACGGCAATTTATTCGAAGCTATTGTGGATACAAATAATATCTACCTGGCTTATTGGAACGCTCGCAAGGGCAAGTCCTGGCAGAACACCATCCATATCTTTGAAAGCAACCTCGAGAAGAATATCAATAAAATCCAGCAATCCCTCATCAATAAAACCTTCACGACCTCACCTTATAAAGTATTCAAGATTCACGAACCGAAGGAAAGATTGATTTACCGATTGCCTTTCAACCCCGACAGAGTGGTGCAGCACGCTTTAATGAATGTGCTGGAGCCTATCTGGGACAACTTCTTTATTTATGATTCCTACGCCTGCCGGAAAAATAAGGGCATCCATGCCGGCAGTCTGCGGACCATGGAGTTTATGAGGGCCACGAAAGGTTATTGTCTCAAAATGGATATCTCTAAGTTCTACGCCTCGATCAACCACGACATCCTTTATGAGATCGTTCAAAGGAAAATCAAATGTCCCGATACCCTCTGGCTTCTCAAAGACATCATTTATAGTGTCGAAGGCCCGACCAATATCCCGATTGGGAATTTCACCAGTCAATGGCTGGGGAACCTGTATTTAAACGAGCTGGACCAGATGGTTAAGACGAAAATCAAACATTACATCCGTTACTGCGACGATTTCCTTTTGCTGCATAAGGATAAAGGTTTCCTGGGAGAGATGCGGGACATCATCACTTATTTCTTGAGAAATAAATTAGCACTCAGTATCAGCAGGCAATCGCTGTTCCCCGTGAAAGACGGGATCGACTTCCTGGGATACCGGCACTTCCCTGACTATATTTTACTAAGGAAAAGCACGGCGAAACGGGTCAAGAAGAGACTGCGCCGGCTCCCCTGGCTATTCAAGGCCGGGAAGATCTCTGTCGATTCCCTTCGGTCTTCGATCGCCTCCACCGAAGGCTGGTTAAAGTGGTGCAACTCATACAATTTCAAATGCAGTCTTAATTTAGATGAACTGAAGGGCCTTTGTGCCTGAGTATCAAAGCTTCGCTGATTTTGCAGACAACAGGGATTTCCCCCTGGAAGGTTGCAAAAGCAAACTGAACGATATTTTAAATATAGAAGTCCTGATCACCGCCTTCAAAATCTCACCCAGCAAAGTGAACAAAGGGAATTATCTGACCATCCAGTTTGAACTCGATGGCGAAAAGCATGTGGCCTTCACCGGTTCCGAGGTGTTGAGTAATCAATTGGAAAGGTACAAAGACAAAATCCCCTTCAAGGCTAAGATAATCAAGCAGGATAAATATTTCACACTGAGTTAAGGAAAAGAAATGCCCTCAATAGTATTTGGTGAATATGGCCGGGTAGCTACTGCATTACTGGACGAATTCGGCCGAATTAGAATTAGAAACTGGGATGAGTTTGGGTTTTGTTTCCAGCCCAGATATTCAGAATATAGCTACACCAGTTCTATTGTTATTGGCCAAGTCGCAGGTGCCTCCCGATCTCTTGCCCTGGATAGGAACGCTGCGGTCGTGGTATCCAGCGTGCTCTCTGCGTCCAGAGCTCTGACGCTGGTGCGCACGGCCCAGGTCGTGATCGGAGAGATAGTCACAGCCTCCAGGGCGCTCGCATTGATCAGAAATGCCGCTGTTTCTATCGGTCAAATCGTGACGGCCAGCCGACTTAAGAGTGTGGTGAAGAGCGCCTCAATCTCCATCGGTCAAATCGTGACCGCTTCCAGAATTAAGAACGTAATCCGAAGTGCGGCAATCTCTATCGGGCAAGTGGTCACGGCCACGTTATATATCGGCCAGGATTTATATTTCTATGCGGAGATCTCCATTGGTCAGGTAGTGACCGCCTCGCGTGCGCTCAACCTCGCAAAGAATGCATCGATAATAATTGGTAAGGTGGTCGCCGCTTCTCGAGTTCTTGACCTGGGGAGAAATGCTTCCGTCTCAATTGGGGAGGTGGTGAGCAGCTCCAGGGCGCTCAACCTGGCCCGGAGTGCGGTGGTTTTGGTTGGTCAAGTAGTGACCGCCGCCCGCGCGCTTGAAGTAACCAGGGCGGCCGCTATTTCAATCGGAGAGGTGGTGAGCAGCTCCCGGGCATTGAGCCTGGTTCGCAGCACAGCGATCTCCGTCGGGCAGTCAGTAAGTGCCTCGCGGGCACTCGACCTGGCGCGCGCGGCCGGCATCCAGATCGGCCAGGTAGTGACGGCCTCCAGGATTAAGAACATAATCCGCAACGCAGCGATTTCAATAGGCCAGGCCGTAACCGCTTCTCGACTGCTGGACCTGACCCGGGCATCGGGGGTTTCAATAGGTCAAATAGTAAGCGCCTCAAGGGGATTAAACTTCATCCGCTCAGCGACTGTTTCCATCGGGCAAATAATTTTAGCATCGAGGGCGCTCGACCTCATCCGGAGCGCGTTGGTTACCATCGGGCAAACAGTGACCAGCTCGCGGGCACTCAACCTGGCCAGAAGCGCCGGTGTTTATATCGGTCAGTTAATCACTGCCACGCGGATCCTCGGAATCGTCAGGAACGCAGTGGTCTCAATCACCCAGACGGTGACGACCGCGCGGATCCTCGCGCTAAATCGATCAGCAGTAATTTTAAAGGGTATCACTGTCACCGCATCGAGGGCGCTCGACATTGCACGCACCGCCCAGGTAGAGATCGGGGAGGTCATAACGGCCTCCAGGATGCTCGAGTTGATCAGAAATTCCTCGGTCTCAATCGGTCAAATCGTGACGGCTACCCGATTGAAAAATGTGTTAAGACTCGCCTCAGTCTCAGTGGGGCAGATAGTAACCGCGTCCCGGGCGCTTGACCTGGCGCGCACGGCCAGCATTCAAATTGGTCATGTCGTGACAGCGACGTACAAAGCAATCCAGCGAAGTGTGATCCTTTTCACGGTGAAATTCCTAACCCGTGTACTCAGAGTGAGGATGAAAACCAATGGATAACATAAAGGTCAAAGCTAACGACAAAGGATACCGGATTAACTTTACGGTTGAAAATGCCGATGCAACCCCGAAAGACCTCACGGATTATACGATCAAGTTTAAGGTATGGTCTGTCGGGGAACCTGGTGCTTTGCTGACCAACGGGGCCTGTGTGATTGACGTGGCTTTAACAGGGACCTGTCATTACACAATCCTTGTGACTGATTTCACCTCCCCTGGGCGATATATGGCCGAACTCGAGATGACCAGAACTGGGCAAATTGAAAGCACCGAAGAGTTCGCGGTGATCGTTGAGGAGAGTGGATAATGCTGAAACTGTATACCGCTCCCACCAAAGAGCCTATATCGATCACGGAAGCCAACGAGCACCTCCGTCTTGATACCGACGATGACTTCGGCTTGGTCACCGGGTTGATCAAAGTCGCCCGGCAATACTGCGAGGACTTCCAAAACAGGGCTTATTTCACCCAGACCTGGGAACTGTGGCTGGACGCGTTTCCCTGGGAACTTTCCCTCGATATCCCGCGCCCACCACTGGCCTCCATCAGCTCCATTAAATATTACGATACTGCCAACACGGAATACACGTTGGCCGCCACGGAATACTTTGTCGACACTAAGTCCACGCCCGGGCGGGTCGCCTTGGCCTACGGGAAGTCCTGGCCATCCACTACTTTAAGACCGGCTAACGGCGTATGCATAACATTCGTGGCTGGGGAAACTACCCTGGCGGCCATCAGCCAGGAAGTGAAACAGGCCATCCTGCTGCTGATTGGACATTGGTATGAACACAGGGAGGGCGCCACCGAAAAGCCATTATCCAATGTCCCCACGGCGATTGAATCATTATTATGGATAAATCGAGTGTTCTAAATGGAAATTGGGAAGCTCAGACAAAGGATAACCCTGCAGCAGCAAACAATAGCTCGTGACATCGTGGGTGGTGAAGTAATAACCTGGGCCGACGTGGTCACAGTCTGGGGAGCTGTCGAACCCAACACGGGCACCTGGTACTTTGCAGCCAAACAAGCTAATTCAAAAGTCGATGGCCGGGTAAGGATCCGCCACCGTACAGTCGAGCCGACCTGGCGCATTAAGTTCGGTGACCGGTACTTGTCTATTATTTCCATATTGAACCCTGACGAGAGCAAAAAGGAGACGGTCATTTTGTATACGGAGGCATTAGATTGAGCGTTATGAATCTGGCCGGGGTCACCATCGAGGGTGTTGAGGAGTTAGAGGTCAACCTGAAAAAGATGGCAGCCTCCCTGGAATATAAAAACATGGGACCAGTGTATTTGGAGGGTGCTGAGTTGGTGCGCGACACAATCCAGCAGAAGGCTCCCCTGGGCCCGACCGGTAATCTGAAACGTTCACCTATCGCCAAACTCATGCCGTTCAAGGGAACTTACGTCACGGCAATTGCCGGCATTGACCGTAAGATAGCGCCGCATGCGCATCTTCTGGAATTTGGCACAGTCAAGATGAGTCCGCATCCTTTCCTGCGCCCGGCCTGGGACGAGACCCGACCGCAGGTCCTCGAAATGATTAAGCGTGGAGCGAAAGATAAAGTCGAGGGGGCGGTATGATCGAAGCTGCAATCAATTCAATCCTCTTGGTTGCTCTTGTCGCATCAGTTGAGGATCGTATTTATCCAGGGAAAGCTCCTCAGAAAGTTACCACACCGTATGTAGTTTATTCCAAAATATCATCCCCTCGTGACCATACACACGATGGTGCTTCAGGATTGTGTAAATCGCGCATTCAAGTAGCTATTTTTTCTGAGGATTATCTGGAAGTTAAGCAGCTGGTCGACTCCGTCAGGGGAGCTTTAGATGGCTACAAAGGAACCAGCGAGGGCGTGAGGATAGACTCATGTTTATTAATTAATGAACAGGACCTGCCCGAACCCACTATGGAGCAGGTGTCCCTGGATTTTCAGATCATTCACAACGAATAGGAGGTTACTATGACAACTTCAGCTTTGGGTGCCTTTGGTGCCGTCTTAACGTGGAATTCACAGCCAATCGCGGAGATCATCAATATCGGCGGGCCTAAAATCACAATCGAAACCAAGGATGTGACTTCTCACAGTTCCCCCTCATCCTTCAAGGAATTTATCCCTGGACTGGCTGATGGGGGTGAGGTATCTATTGAGGGCAACTTTATCCCCGGCGATACCAACGGCCAGATAGCCTTTATAAATGATGCTGTCGCCAGGGTGGCACGCACCGCTGTGATCACGTTGCCTACAGCGGCCGCTACCTCATGGACCTTCACCGGCATCATCACCTCGTTGGAATTCACCGCCCCGCATGATGATAAACTGGGATTCTCAGCCACTATCAAAATTACCGGTGTCCCAGTGAAAGGTGTGACCGCCTCTGCCGGTATGTCCGCACTGACGGGTATTGAAGAGAACGCAGGTGCAGCCCTCACCTTCCTGCCGGCCTTTGCCATTGGCACCTTCATCTATACCACGACTGTCAATACAAATTCCGACTGGGTCAAACTAACTCCGACCGCTGCAGCTCACACCATTACCATCACGGTCGGCGGGGCTGATTCAGTGGTAGCCAGCGGCGCACAATCCGGCGAGCTCGCCCTTGGCGCGGCCGGCACGGTTACAACCATTACCATAAAGGTACAGGAATCAGACCACGTGGCCAAGACATACACACTGCATGTCTCCAGGCCATAAACAAGGAGAGGGGGCCATCGTGCCCCCTCTTTCTTTGTAAGGAGCTTTATGAAAGTCGAGATCACCCTGGATAAAAAAAGGTATCTGTTTTTCGACCTCAATGCAATGTGCTCTTTTCAAGAGGTCACGGGCAAGAACCTTTTTGAAGCTAAAGTTTTTAAACGAGTTTTAACCAATATGGAGCCGGTTGACTTGAGGGCCTTGCTTTGGGCTTGCCTGCTGGATGATGACCCAAATTTGACCTTAAGAGAGGCAGGAAAACTTATGCAGGATATGGGTAAGGTGGCCACGGCTATCAACCAGGCCATAACGGTCGCGCTGCCGGAGGCGGAAAAGGGCCGCCCTTTAGCCAGGAAATCCCGAAGTGGATAGACCTCTGGTCCTTTGGGCGATATAACCTACGTTTATCAGAGAAGGAATTCTGGCACCTGACCCTCATTCAATTCAACGCTTTGGCCGAACGTTATCAACATTCGCAGAAACAGAAGCACGCTCAGACTGCTTTGATTTGTGCGGTGATGGCCAACTGCCACAGGGATCCCAGTAAAAAACCTTATCGTATAACAGACTTCATGCCACGTGCTACCTCCCCCCAGACACCTACCCAGATGTTTCAAATGATCGAACTATGGAACGCAACACTTCAAGGAAAAGAGATAATCAATGAGTAATGAGATCTCGCGTCTTTTTGTCACGATTTCCGCCCGCACCGACGAGTTCACAAAGGGAATG